TGCATGGCTTGCTTGCGCTTGGTAGATGCCTGTACTATTCCATTAGTACACTGCTACAAATTATTTACGCTCTTGGGTCCAGGTGTGCCCGCAATAGGAGCATCGGCAATATCGCACCTTGGCTTTGGTGCAATAGACCCTCGAGTAGCTTTTGCCGATCGGTCGGCGTGATTCGCAAAGGGTGCAGGGCCTTGCTTCATCTTCGCGGGGGATGGGGGCCTCGATAACCGCCACCGATTCGACCGGCTCGATAATCTCGATCGGCTCAATAGCCTCTTGCGTTGCTGGTTTTTCAGTTCGCCTTGGTCTTTTGCTCATATCATCCTCTTCTCTTAGGGATCCATCCACCTTGACGCTGCCTGAATCTTTGCTGCCCGTGCCTGTACGCTTGAGGCGCAGGCTTGGCTTGTTTCGGCTCGTCACCAATATGCTTTGGAGCGACCTCAATTTCGCTTGGGGCGATCAACTTGACGCCGCAAGCCTCCGAGCCTGCCGCTGCCATGTACGTTGCATCGAGCCAGTGGTTATTGCTGTCTCGGACATTCCAGTAGGTTTTGGCCCCCTTGCCCTCCGTGAACTTGGTTACCAGTTCTTCGGCTGCGATATGCTGAGCATACTGCGAATGCCGTTTTTCGTCCTCAAGGCTGAACACCGAAAGCGACCCGCGGCGAAGCATGTTTGCATCATCGAAGGTCGGGGTCATAAATCGCTCATGGATAAATTGCTTCCAGTAGCTGGTATCTAGCTCGTAAAGCCAAACATTTGACGATGGAAGCTTTTGAGCGTGCAAGTTGGCCCCTGCGATTGTCACCGAGCTGGATTTAGCCTTTCGATGGTATGGGTCTTGCCCCTTCGACGGATGGAAGATCCCGCCGACTTCGCGACAGAATGAGTACGCCGCATTGGTAAACGCACCCGAATCTACTAGGCAAAAGTCGATCGCCCGCCGCGTTCCTGTTGTGTCGACGAATTCTTTTTGAAGTAGTTCGTCTCGGAGCGATAAGAGGGCCTGATAAATCATGGGCTCACTGGCTTCGTGATCCATGCTCTTATCGGTCCCGTAGACTTGCTGGATGCCGTAGTCCGCTACGATGCCCCCAGCACCGTGCCACCACGCCGAAACAACCCAATGCAGATAATACTTGCCAAGGTCGATCGCCGCTGTCAGGGCTACGGTATTGGCTGGTAGTTGACGTCGAACCAAGCCGCTTATCCTTGACTCGACAAGAGCGGGGGTAATGCCCAAGCCCATTGGCCCGGCTTCCTCTGGCGGGTCGTTGTCGTCTTCGGTCGATACCGCCTTTTGCCCCCGGTCGGCTACCCGGTTGAAATAGCTATGAACCGCCGATAGTTCCATCGGTTCGCCGTCGCTGTGGGTCTTGCGTGAGTAGCTAGCCTGATTGCTTACTACCGCCCCGCGTTCAATCTCGGCTTGATTGTCGCGATAGAAACGGAAAGCCTCCCTAGCGTCTGGGTCGTCGGCTTTGCGTCCCTTGCGAAGGTCGATGTACTGCTCAATCAAGTCCATTCGATCCGGCTTCGTTACGAGCTTGCGGTATCGCTTGCCCCTCCAAGATGGTTTCTGCTTGGGGTCGGTGTATTTGAAGGCGATGCATTTCCTATTCTGGATCGTGCAAAGCATTACTCGAGGGATCCGCTCTGAGGACTGCCCGAGCCCGCCGATGTCTTGCTCAATGATCTCCTCGTTTTTGGTAATCATCGTTTCGCTGGCCGCTGCCTCCCGGTCCTCGATGTCGTCGAGGATTGCAAGCGTTGGCCGCGCCGATCGGAACTTGGTCCCGCGAATAGCCCCATCGATACCAAGGCTGTAGAACACTTGCCCCTTGCTGCATGGCTCGATTTCCTTGGGCCAATCGAGGATCTGACTGCGGTTGATCGTAGGGAAGACAAAGAATTCCGGCCCGATGACGATATTGGTCGCTTGGCCCTGGCATGTTTGCATTCTGCCCCGGCTCGACCAACCGCCAACGGCTTGAAACGGGATGCCGATCTCTGGGTAGTCCGCGATAAACAAATCGTTTTGCTGTAGCTGCTCAACTAGGTCGCGCACTTCCTTCTTCGCCTTGTCGGCGTTTTTGCCGATAACGACGGGGAACGTCGATAGGCCACGGACCATAAGGAATAAGGCAACGCGAATAGCTAACGTCGTTTTGCCTTCACCCCGAGGCCCTGCAATGCCTTGATCCCCACCGTATCTAGCCGCGTCGATAATCGATTCGATCATGGCTAGCCGGTCGCTAGTCCACGCCTCGAAGAATTGGGAGCCGAAGTAGGTGGATAGCCAAACCTTCGCGTCTCGTTCGCTGTCGATCCTCCGCTGCGGGTTCGCTGGCCTTGGGATCGCTATGTCACGTTCCGCCGCCCTCCTTCGGGCCATCCTCTCCGCGTCCTTCGATTTCTTCGGCGTCGTACTCGTCGACGATGAAACCATCGACAACGACGCCTGATTCAGCCGAGAGCCTAGCAACTTCTCCAGGGCTGAGTTGTCTAGCGAGTTCCACCATTCGCTGCCTGCGTTCGTGTTCATCTGCTTGGTCCATCCTCTCTTGCTGGACGTTGAGCGAATCTGCCGCCATTAGAGCCTTGGCCGCTGCGGTCTTTTCCCTGGCCGACGAATTCGCGTCTAGCAATATCTTTCCGAGCGACTTGACTATCACGCTCCGCATCGCTTCGGGTATTGGCCATCGCTCTGTCAATGCTCGCTCCCATAGTCGAGTCTGTCGGACTGTCATTTTTCTTCAAAAGCGTTACGGTCGGAATCGCACCGCCCCTTCTCGGCTGGATTGCCGAGCGTGCCGCTGTCAGCACTTGTAACGCGCTTAGGATATGGCTTCGCTAATGATTGTATCTGTTTTCGCATCGCATCGTCTAGTGGCATAAGGTAGCGATGCTTACCTGCCGTCCTTACTACCTTGCATTCGCTAGGTTTTACTGTCTTTCGCTTCTGGCCTTGCTGTATATTCCAGCCCTTTTCGCTCACCTGCCGCGAGTGCAATCGCTTTCCTTTGTGCCAGTATTCGTTGCCGCTAGATGTATCCCCGCAATATATCCAATTCCCGGCTTGATATACGCCTCCGTGATGCCCGTATTGCGGGTCAGCGAAAGAAACAACAAGCCTCAACTCTGGTGAGTTTTGCTTCAAAAACGCTATTGCAATCCTTATCACCCTAGACACTGGTGCGATATGTTTCGACATTGCAATCCTAGTTAATTCGCACCCCTGCGATTGCGTCAACCCGTATGGGCTCATTAAATTTGAAGACGCGCCGCGAGAAAACAAAACAACGCCTATAAACTTTCCGAGTTCCCACACGCCAACCTTCACCAGCGGCGGCACGGGTACGCTTTTGCTGTAGTGCCAATTCTCGCAAGCAAACCTAGCCGCTTCGTGAGTCGCCCAGTCTACCCTTAAATCATTTTTGTTCACGGCGATCAAACTCCATTTTGCATCTAGGGCAGGTCGCCATCTTTGCATCGAGCTTATCTAGCTGCCCCTGGTCGTCTTCGCTCCCTGGCTCAAAACAGGGGGCCATTGCCGCGATCTCTTCTGCCGTGAACCCGATAGACTGCAAAAGCTCTTTCGATTCGCTTTCAATTTCTTCTATCGAATAAATCAACTGGGCGATGTCCCAATCTGCAAGCTCCGCTGTTCTGTTGTCTGCGATGGAATACGCGATCATTTCCGATCCCGTCAATTCGCTTACGCAACAGGATAACTCTTTCCAGCCTAGTCTTTTTGCCGCCCTGAAAGTTCCGTTTCCCGCCCTGATTACATTGCTCTTGTCGACAACGATTGGCTTTTGTTGGCCGAACGCCTCGAGGCTTTGCATTATCGCCAAGATGTTTTTTTCGTTGTGCGACCTTGCGTTAGCCGGATCTTCCGATAACTCAGACAACTTGATTTTGACGGTTCTTAGTCCGTTCATGCTGCCGCCTCGAACTCAAATCCGCACCCTGGGCAATTACACTTGACGGTGCGATCTGGTTTTTCTTCTTCGTCCGGCATGGTTGGTTCCGGCTCTCCGTTGAACTTATTTAGCATCGCCTCGATTTCCTCAGCCGAAAAACCCGCTGCGTTGGCTAGTGCCTCATCGTCGGTCAGCAAGCCGTTTAATTGAGCCGCTAGGATATCCGAATCCCACTCGGCTAGTTCTGCTGTCCGGTTGTCGGCAATTGCGTAGGCGATGGCGTCAGAGCCCTTTAGATTGGTCTCGACGCATTCGATGGTTTCCCATCCTAGCCGCTTTGCTGCCTCTAGCGTTCCGCTCCCGGCCCGGACCACCTTGGAAGCGTCAATAACAATCGGTTTCTGTTGGCCGAAGCGACGAAGGGAAGCAATGAT